CGATCGCGACCGTGCCGGCCTTCATCGTCGGGATTGCGGCGGACCTCACCCGTTACGAGCTGTACGACGAGGCGCCGACGAACGAGGTGCGCGAGCGCCGTAAGCTGGCGATGGATCTGCTGCGCGACATTCGCGACGGCAAACTCTCGGTCGTCGGCGCGACGCGAACGGAGACCGTCTCGACGATTGCCGTGTCCGCCGCGCCGATCACCTTCGATACCGCGACGACCGATCGATTCATCGGGGGGCTGTGATGTCCCGCATCAATGTCTCTGCCGACACTCGCGAGGTCGATGCGACGCTGCGCGATTTGCGGGAACGGGCGCAAGACCCGACGCCGGCCTTCGAAGCAATCGGCCGCCTGCTGGTCAACCGCATCCGGCTGTGCTTCCGTCAGTCGCGCTCGCCCTGGGGCGTTCCCTGGTTGCCGATCAAGTTTCGCGCGCCCGCGGTGCAAAAGATCAAAAAGGACGGAACGCCGGCCTTCACTGCGTCCGGCCGCAAGCAGCTTGCAGCAAACAACCTCGCCGCTCAGGCAAAGGGTTCTGCCGGCAAGCCGCTCGTAGACTCCGGCGCGCTGCGCAACTCGCTGACCTATTCCGCAGACCGCGACGGCGTCGAGATCGGCACCGTCGCAAAACAGGCCCGACTGCAGCACTTCGGTGGACGCATCGTGCCAAAGCGCGCGAAGGTGCTGGCGTTCGCCGGACCAGGCGGCGAGCTGATCTTGTCGCGCGGCGTCACGATCCCGGCCCGACCGTTCATGCCGATCAATCCGCAGGGCCAGCTGATGCTCCCGCCGTCATGGAGGAAGGGCGTGCTCGCCGAAATCGCCAAGCACTTCGAGGCCGTGTCGTGAGCTGGTCCGAACTCGAAGCCGCCATTGTCGAGCGCCTGAAGGATCGCCTCGGGGCCGCCGTAAAGCAGGTCTACACGACCGCCGAATACGGCGACCTTGAGGAAAGTTCGCAGGTCACCCCGAGCGTCGCCGTGATTTATCAGGGCTACGCCCCCGTTTCGACGCCCGGCGCGGTGTACGGCGCCCGCGTGCAGCAGGTCGAGAAGACCTACTACGTCGTGGTCGCCGTGCGCAACGCGCGCAACACACGAACCCGCGAAGGCGCCCGCGAGGCATCGGCGCCGATCGTCGAGGCCGTGATGTCCGCGCTCACCGGCTGGCGGCTGACTGACCTTCCCGACGAGGGGCCGCTGCAATTGGCCCCAGCGCCGGGCGCTGCGTTCACGGACGCCGGTTACGCCTATTACCCCATCGTTTTCACCAATCGCCGCACGTACCGCGGCACCTGACGAGGAACCCACCATGGCCACCGACCACAGCTACATCGGCACCGGCAACATCCTGATCCGCGAATACGGTGCCGCGGCGCCCTTCGTCGGGGTCGGCAATTGCTCCGCGCTCACCCTGTCCCCTCAGGAGGACGTGAAGGAGTTGCAGGACTACACCACGCCCGGCGGAGGCAAGCGTAACGAGGTGCGTCGCCTGACCGGCGTCGAGATCGGTTACACCTTCCACGACTTTTCTGCGGAAAACTTCGCCCGCGCCCTGCGCGCGCAGACCACGAACACCGCTTCGGGCAACGTCGTCGATGAACAGGTCGTCGCGTACAAAGGCGGATACACCCCGCTCGCACACATCGCGTCGTCGATCACCGCGGTGCGCCCGGCTGGCGGAATCACGCCGTTCGCGGCCGGCACCGATTACCAGCTGATCGACGGACAGCTCTATATTCCAAGCACTTCGACGGTCACTGATCCGGTCGCTGGCGCTGCGAACATCGAGGTGGACTACGCCCGCGCGGCGCAGAAAAAGGTGCAGGCCCTAGTCGATTCGAACAAGCAGTACGAGCTGGTGTTCATGGGGCTGAACGAAGCGCGCAGCGGCAAGCGCGTTCGCGTGCGGTGCCACAAGGTCAGCGGCGGCCTCATCTCGCAGTTCGCGCTGATCGGCGACGACTACGGCGCGGGCGAGGTCACCGGCGCGCTGCTCTCCGACACCACGAAGACCGGCAGCGGCATCTCGAAGTACATGACGGTCGAGATGGAGGACTGATCGCATGACCGATCGGGCCCATAGCGACGACAGCGCCGTCCTCGATCCGCCTGCGGTAGAGGTTCGGTTCTTGGGCGAGCAGGTCACCGTTCGCCCGCTGCAAATCCGGCAGATCCCGCCGTTCACGCGCCTCGTGCGGATGGCGGCCCCGGCGCTGATGCGGCTTTACGCTGCGCGCGGCGCCAAAGACGGGAGCTACGAGAGCGCCTTCCTCGATCTGATCGCGGACCACGGCGAGACGATAATCGCCGTATGCGCCGTGGCCGTCGATCGCGATGCGGCGTGGGTCGATACGGGCAACGTCGATGAGTTGCTGGCGCTGGTGATCGCGATCGTCGAGGTGAATCAGGATTTTTTCGCGAAGCGGGTGGCGCCGATGCTGTCCAAGCTCCAGGCGTCCCCCGCGGCCCAAGCGATGGCCGAGGTCGTCGAAGCGGCCCACCCCTCCCAGAGTGGGGATGGGCCAACGCCATCGACCACCTGATCGCAGCAGGCCACCACCGCGAAGAAATCCTGCGTTACACCCTCGCCGAGTTCAGGGCCTACGGCCGCGCCGCAGCGCGCCGCCAGCAGCGCGAGCGCCTCAATCGAGCGCGCGACTTGCGCGCCGCACAGTACGACAGCGCGAACTGGAAGAAGTACCACAAGGCCCTGAGCGATGGCATCGAATAGCACCGAGTTCAAGTTCCGGTTCACCGGCGACCTGCGCGACCTGCAGAAGCAACTGCAGGAGCTGGGGCGCGACCTCGGCGATGCGAAGAAGCAGGGCGCGGGCGTTGCCACCGGCATGCAGACCGGCGTCAGCGGCATCAAGAACGCCGTCGAACAGGCCCGCTCAAACATCAAGGGGCTCGAAAGCGACCTGAAACGCGCGCAGGCCACTGCGGCGAAGACCGTCGCGGATGCAGGGGGCTCGCCGACGCGCCCACGCGCAGACTCTGCCGCCGCCATCGCCGACAGCGATGCGGCCCAGCGCCTACTGGAGATCAATCGCCGCGCCGATGGGCTGGAGCAGCGCCTGGCCGCCACCCGATTGCGCGGTGCCGCCGCGTCACGCACGGCCGCCAGCGCTACGAAGCAGCAGGCCGCCGCGACCCGTGAGCTAAACCGCGACATCGCGCTCGCAGCGCCGCAGCTGACCGACATCGTTACGAGTTTAGCCAGCGGTCAGTCGCCGTTCCTTGTGGCGCTCCAGCAGGGCGGCCAGTTGCGTGACATTTTTGGCGGCCTGCGCCCCGCAATCGGCGCGCTTGGCGGCGCCATCCTCTCGCTCGTCAACCCGATCACCATCACCATCGGCGCGCTGGCGCTCGTTGGTGCCGGGTTCGTAAAGGGGCAGGAGGAAGGCCTGCGCTTCGCGCGCATCATTGAGCTGACGGGTGGGGCCGCTGGCGTTACCGCTGACGAGCTCGGCGACATGGCATCAAGCCTTGACCGGCTTGAGGGCTCGACGCGCGCGTCGGCCGCCGAAACCCTGGGGCGGATCGCGGAGAGCGGAAAGTTCACGGCCGAGCAGTTTGGTCTCGTCGCGAAAGCATCCGAGCAGATGCGCAACGCGACAGGCCGAGACGTGCAGGCGACTATCGCCGAGTTCGAGAAGATCGCCGACAGCCCTGTCGATGCACTTGAACTGCTGAGCCAGAAATACAACATCGTCAACGGCAACATTCGCGACCAGATCACGACGCTGGTGGAGCAGGGTCGGGAGCAAGAAGCGTCCACGATCCTGATGCGCGAGTACGCGAATGCCGTTGACCAGCGCACGCCGGGAATCCGTCAGAACCAAGGCTTGATCCTGCAGGGATGGCGGGCGATCACCGAGTCGATGCGTGATCTTGGCGACGCATTCTTGGACATCGGCCGCCAACAGACCGGACGAGAGCAATTTGATAAGTTGTTTCGCGAGCGCCAAAGTCTTCTAGACGAGGCGAGCTCGGGAAACAAATTTGCGCGCACGCGCATTGCTGACATTGAAACCCAGCTGCGGCAGTTGCAGGACGCCGAGGTAGAGGCTCAGAAAGACGCGCAGCGCAAGCGTGCGCAGCGCACGGCGGTATCGCTCTCGGCTGAACTCCAGAGCGAGGCAAAACAGTACGAGAGCAAGGAGCAGAAGCGCGCGCGTGCCCGCGTGGCCGCAATCAATCGCGCTAATGCCGCCATTGAAGCCGCCACCACTGCGGGCGATGCAAAGGCGGCCGAGCAGGCCAAGGCCGCGCGGGCGCAAATCATCGCCGGGCTCGACAAGGAGGAGGCCGAAGAGGCGAAGCGTCGCGCCGACGCGGGCGCCCGAACCTCGGCCGCCGCGGCAAAGAAATCGGCTGAGGCACGTCGGCAGGCCGCCGCCCTGGTGCAGATCGACGCTCAGTTGATCGTCGATGCGACCACGCGCGCGCTGGCAGAGCTCGACCGGCTCTATGCCGAGGGCCAGGTCAAGACCGCGGACTACTACGCGCAGCGCAGCGCGCTGCAGTTGCAGGCGATCGATGCCGAGATCAAGGCAGCCGAAGCCCAGCGCGATGCGGCGGTCGAGATCGACGAGCGTAAGCGTGCCGAGGCCGACTTGGTCCGCCTGTCGCGCGAACGTGCCGAGATCGGCCCCAAGGCGGCCCGGGAACAGGCGGCGGCCGAGCGCGAACTGAATCAAGAGCTAGACCGGCTCCGCGCGCGACTCGCGGACGCCACCGGCTCGCTTGGAGAAACCGATCGCGTGCGCCTGGAGCAGGAGCGCGACGCGCTACTGCAGCGATTCGGAGCCGCCGACCCGCGCGCGCAGGAGCTGGTGCGCCAGCTGTTCGACGTGGAACTGGCCCGCTCGCGTTCGGAGGCAATCGCCAGTGAATCCGACCGTTTCATCGGCCTGTTGACCACGCGCAGCCAGTTCCTCGCCTCGCAGGTGCAGGTGGGCGCGCTTACGCAGACGCAGGCCGAGCAGCAAATCCGTGTCGAACGGGAGGCGACGATCCGCCAGCTGGAGGATCTGCTGGTGAAGGCCCAGGCCGCGATGAACGCGAAGCCCTCGCCCGAGACCATCGCCGCGGTCGATCAGCTCAAAACCAAGATCAATGAGCTCAAGGCGGCCAAGCAAACGCTTGGCGATGCCGCCCAGGAATCGGGCATGAACGCTCTGCGCGGGCTGTTCACTGACCTCGCATCGGGCGCCGTGTCCTTTGAGGACGCGATGAAACGCGCCGTGGTCGCCTTTGTGCAGGGCATGGCTGAGATGGCGGCGGCGGCGCTGGCGAGGCAAGCCATCGAGGGCATCACGAGCCTGTTTGGTGGCGGACAGGGCGCGGGCGGGCCGGACATCGGCCAGTCGGCCGCCGCGGGCGCAGCCTACGCCGCGCCCATTACCGCGGCCGCCGCTGCGCTGGGCTCTGCCGCAACCGCTGGCTCGGCGGGCTTCCAGGCTGTCGCCTTGACCCTGCCGACGGCAGTGGGCACCTCTGCGAGCGCCCTGGGCGTCGCTGGCGGCGTTGTCACCAGCGGCGCGATAGCGCTGCAACTGGCCGCCGCGCAACTGCAGGTGGCCGCTAACACGCTGCTGGTCGCGAATTCGGTCGGGAGCGCCACGGGCATCGCGCACTCGGGCGCCAAGGTCGGCGCGGGCTTCTCCGCGTACCGCCGAGTTCATCCGGCTGCCTTCATCGGTGCGCCGCGGTTCCATTCGGGAACGGGTGGCCCCATCGGGCTCAAGCAAGACGAGGTGCCGGCGATCCTGCAGACCGGCGAGCGCGTGCTGAACCGCAAGGAGACGATGGCCTACGAGCGCGCGCAGCGCGGGACGGCTGGCGGTGATGCAACTCGCGTCGTGAATGTGTTCGACTCCGCATTTGTGCCCGATCAGATGGACAGCGCGGCAGGTGAGCGGGTTATCCTGAATGTCATAGGCCGCAACCCTGGCCGCGTGAAACAGATGCTCGGATGAGAGATTGAAATGTCCACCAAGACCGGAACCGCCGCGAACTATGCCGCCCTCCTCGACGAGTTGGACGCCTTCCTCTGCACCACTGGCCACGCCTGGGGCCTGACCTACGCCGGAACCGGCACCGGTCGGCTGACGGGCTACTTGGGCACAGCGACCACGGCCACCGAGACGATCACCGTGACCGCGACCAGCGCGACCAGTTTCACGGTCGTCGGCACCGTGTCCGGCTCGCTCGGCACTGCGACGGTCGGGACGCCGTTCGCGTCTTCTGTCATCAGCTTCACCATCACCGCCGGAGGCACCGCGTTCGTGGCGGGCGACGTTTTCCAGCTCAACACCGGGCCGAAGTGGACGCGCCTGCGCTATGGCGGGTGCATAGAATCAATCTACCGAACCGCGAACTTCTCAAACGTCGATCGGTTGTTCGACAACACGTTCAACACGACATCGACGATGACGACGACGACGGTGTTCCCCGCGACGGTCACGGTGCAGATGCACAAGGCGACCGAGGTTCGCGCGTTTTCCATCTGGAACGGAAACTCGATTGCAAACTCGCCGGCTGCGTTTGGCCTGCAGTGGTCCGACAATGGCACCAGTTGGACGACCGCGCAATCGTGGTCCGGGCAGACATGGACGCAGACCTACCAGCGTCGCGACTTCGTGCTGGCCGCCTCGGCCGGCGCGCATCTTTACTGGCGCCTAAATATCACCGCGGCAAATGCGGCGACGCTAAACCTGACCGAGGTCCGGCTGTTCGCGGATGCCACGCTGAAATGGGACGTGTCGTCGCGGTTCGAGTACGCATGGGAGGCCCCGGGAGTCGATGGCTCGCAGGAGATCTACGTCGCCGGCTACACGGTCACCGAAAACGGGGCCGACCGTTACAACCTCGGCTTTCGTGGCTTCCGCTACTGGGTCGATCCGGCGTCGTCCGTCATCGACGTGCCGAACAACAGCCAGGACAAGTTCCTGCTGCTGTCGAAGACGCCGACAGCCTATTGGATCGTGGTTAACGGCGGTCGATTCGTGATCGCTACGCGCACGTCGTCCGTCTACGAGTTCGCTTACTGCGGATTCGGGCTGCCTTATGAGACCCCAAGCGCGCACCCCTACCCCATGCTGATCGGTGCGCCGCACACCGACAACACGAAACGCTGGGACGCATCGAACGACGGCGGCTATCGCAATCCATCGGACCCCGGCGCACAGTCGCCCACCGATGGGTCGAACACAACGCTCGCCGCATACATGCCCGACGCAAGTTGGTTGCAGATATCAAACCGCCTGCAGGGCACGGCGAGCGAGGGCAACTCCATGTCGGGTTCCGACACCCGTGGTCGGACTTGGCCCTACGCGCTTTCGGACACCGGGGCAGTGCAGACCGATCACCTTCGCGACTGCATCGACGGCACAAAGCCGCTGCTGCCTGTTGTGGTGATGCGAATCAATGGTCAGCAGCATATGTGGGGCGAGTTCGACGGCGTCTACTGGACGACGGGCTTCGCGACCTCTGCCGAGGCCCTGATTCGAGACGGAGCGATTGATCACCTGATTGTTCCAAACGTCAATCGTTCCTCGATCAATTCCTTTTGCGCGATAGCGCTGGACTAAACCATGGCTTACGAAACCGCATCTGCTTCCGGTGTCGCCGACCTTCTCGACAAGTTGCGCGTCTTCGCGACGGCGAACGGCTGGACGCAGAACTATTTCGGCGCCCGCACCTCGGGGGCGGGCACGGCCCTGCAACTCACGAAGGGCACGCAGTACGTCACTTTCATCGCTGACACCGGAGCGGGCTTATCGACGGACCCGGGGCCGTTCTTCGGCGCGTACTCGCACAACGTATATTCCGCGGGCAACGGCACCGAGAACCAGGCGCAGGGCTCGACCAAGCTATACTCGAACGCGATGAGCGGACCCTTTGTCGCCTATCACTTCATGACTGGCGCCGAGCGCGGGTGCGATTACCTATACGTTGTCATCGAGACAAGCTCGGGCGTCTACAAGCACACCGGCGTCGGTAAGCTGGTGAGCCTGGGCGCGCTGAATACGGGCATGTTTGCCTACGCCTGCAGATGGAGCTATTCGACCAGCAGCGATACGATAAACACCCCGAACAGCACGCAGCACGGCGTGCCTTGGGACAGTCGTTGTACGAGCGTTGGCCAGAGCACGCAGGTGCGCGCAGACAGCGATGGCGTTGTACCTCGCTGGTATGACGCGAACAGTGGTGGATCGTTTGGGAACCGCATGGGTGGCGGCGTCCGCGATGCTGGCCCGGCGAGCGCGGGCAGCGTGCGCGGCACGCTCCAAACTGCGGGGCTGTGCGCAGCAAGCTCCATCACCGGGCGCACCGTGCTCCTGCCGCCATGGATGTACGGCGAGCGCACGTCGAACCTGGGCAGCCCGCTCGGCTACCCGCCCCACCTGCGGTGGGTGAGGCTTGATTACCTGTCCCCTGGAGACGTGCTGACGATTGGCTCGGATCAGTGGAAGGTGTTCCCGGTGATTCGGAAAGACGGTGGCGTGGGTCAGGTCAACAGCGGTAAGTACGGCTACGCTTACAAGGTCAATTGAGCCGTGCCCATCATCGGTTTCCTCTGGGACTACTCGCCGGGTCCGCCCTTTCAGGCAGGGGCCTCGTTTGACCCCACCAAGGGTGCGGCGATGTCCTTGCGGGTCGCCTCCTCGGTGCTGACATTTGGCCGAACCGATGCGCCGCTGGCGCTCGCTGGCGCAACGCAGCCGATGTTCGGCATCGACTTCTACAACCGATTCCATTTCAGCGCGCTAGCGTTCGAGCTCGGGAACGTCGTAGGCGAGCAGCAGCGCACCGTCGTCGTCTGGAATGCGTACCGGCGCGCTCGCGTCCTAGAATCGCTGGTGAAGGAAAACGCGGCGGGTATCTCCATCGGCGGCCATCCGCTGCCCCCGCTGCAGTTTGCCCCGCAGCAGGAGCGAACCTACACGATCACCATCGGCACCAATGGTCCGCCGGTCATCCTCGCAACGATCACCTTCGACTTCGATGAGGCGCAGGCGGTCAGCATTGAGCTGACCGGCACGCGCGTGACGGCGTGGTCGTGGCGCCCGAACTGGGCGAGCCCGATGCTTGAGCGGCTGGAGTGGCTGACGGACGTGTTGCGCGCGTACCGCGGCGAGGAGCAGTCTCGATCGCTGCGCCTGAACCCGCGCCAGTTTCTGGAATTCGGCATGCTGCCGGATGGTCAGGAGCGCCGGCACATGGAAGCGGCGATATGGTCGCTGGGCGCCCGTGTGTGGGCCGTGCCGCTGTGGTTTGACGGCGCCGATCTGACCGCACCGCTGCCGATCGGGGCGACCAGCATCCCGACCAATACGGCCGCCCGAAACTATCGCGCAGGATCGTTCGGTATGTTGCTGGGCGAGTCGTCGCGCGTGTTCGAAATCGTCGAGATCCAGTCGGTCAATCCTACCGAGCTGGTGCTGGCACGACCAACTGCAAAGGCTTGGCCGGTTGGGGCGCGCATCTATCCCGCGCGAGCCGCGCGCATCGACGATAACCTCATGCTGTCTCGCTTCACGGGCCGGGCGAGCGACCTGCGCGTGCGCTTCGAAATGATCGAGCCGGAGCAGTACGCGGCCAGCGCCGGCGGCGTGACCTATCGCGGATACCCGGTGCTGACCGCGCGCCCCGATTGGTCCGAAGACCCGACCGCGACCTACGAGCGCAAGCTGGCCGTCTTCGATCCGGGCACTGGGCCGGCGGCCACCGAGGACGAGGCCGAGATGCCGATGGTCGAACAGAGCATGCGGTGGGTACTCGACAGCCGCGCGGAGATTGATCGCCACCGCAAGCTCGCGTTCGCCCTCCGCGGCAAGGCCGGCCGTATCTGGGTTCCGACTTGGGCCGATGACCTGATCGTGGTCGCGGCGATCGGCGACAGCGCGCTGGCGATCAATGTCGAATGGACCGGGTACACGGAATACTACAAGATGGACCCGAACCGTCGCGACCTCCGTATTGAGCTTGTGAGTGGCGCTGTTTACTATCGCCGAGTCACTTCAAGCAGCGTCCTTGACGAGAACACCGAACGACTGGTGATCGACTCGGCGCTGGGTGTAAATGTTCAGCCGCTAGAAATCGTGCAGG